AAAGGCCGAACTTAACTTTTTTAAGTTAGGAGGCCAATATGGTTTATTACCGTCGCTGGAGTCCATGGCTTTGTGAATGGGTTGAATACCATGAATTAAAGTGGTGGATGAAGCATTTATACGTTGGGTACCGTCATCAACATGTTCAACAAGAAAGAAGAAGATGGTATAAGGATTGTGAAGAAGATATTAAACTAAGAAGACGCCGTGCTCCATGTCATTTGGAAGTATGGGGTGAATTAGAAAAATATCCTTCATGTATAAAAATGAGAAACTGGAAGAAATTATCGAAAAAAAGAAAACAGTGGATGTAAATCATCCACTCTAAGCCGAGATAGCTCCAATGGTAGAGCGGGGGCCTGAAGAGCCTCGCGTTGACCGTTCAAGTCGGTCTCTCGGCACAGGATAAAATATGAAATGCGATAAATGTGGACATAATACAGATCAATGCAAGACGACAACATTTGGTCCTTCGGATGTCCATGTATGGGTTGTGTGGACTTGTAAATATTGTGGAAAAGATTTGCAAGCATCCTTTGTTGATAGAAGAAATTTACAACATCATATTGAACATTATGGAAAGGAGATTCCATCAGTCAATAGAAAATTTCAGATGTATGATGAAACAAATTATCTCGCTGTACGCCCTCTGGCTACGAACCAGTTGAAAGGCTAATTGGATGCATGGAGGTTCAAGTCCTCTCAGCGAGGCATTTGCCCCAGTCGCCAAGCGGAATAAGGCATGGGATTTCTAATCCCACATGCGAAGGTTCGATTCCTTCCTGGGGTGCATTTAAAATATTTATGAGGTGAGTGAGATGATGAGATTAAAAGAGAGAACAGAAGATTTGATGGTCGATCTCGAGACATTGGGTACGAAGAACAATTCGGTTATTGTTCAAATTGGTGCTTGTTATTTCGACCGTCATACAGGAAAAATTGGCAACCAATTCTTAATGAATGTCGACGCTCAGTCCTGTCTTGATTGTGGTATGGAAGTAGAAGCCAGTACGATTTATTGGTGGCTGCAACAAAGTGAAGAAGCAAGAAAGAGTTTAATTGGTGAAAGAGTTGATATTAAAACAGCTCTTTTCAAATTCAAACGCTTTGCCCAATATACGAAGAATTTATGGAGCGATGAGAATTTTGATTTTCCAATTTTAAAAAATGCTTATGATAAAGTTGGAATGTCATTCCCAGTTCATTATACTGGAATGCGGGATCTTCGTACAATAGTTGATGTTGGGAAGATTGATAAGAAGAGTTATGAACGCGTTGGTACATATCATAACGCACTTCATGATTCAATTCATCAAGTCCAATATGTTGTTGATGCTTTTAAAAAGATTGGCGGATGAAATTTGGAGTGGTAAGCATAATGGTACTGCACCGGTTTGCTAAACCGTTCACTGGAGAAATCTGGTGTGTGAGTTCGAGCCTCACCCACTCCGCAATATGACGGCTTCGCCAAATGGAAAAGGCAATTGACTGCAAATCAATCATTATGGGTTCAAGTCCCTTAGCCGTCTCATAAAAAAATTCGAACTGATCTAATATAATCTATTAAGATAATATTAGTGAGGTTCGAATTATGAAATGTGAAAATTGCAATAATGATCATGATGGGTCGTATGGATCCGGAAGATTTTGTTCTAAAGAGTGTGCAAGAGGATTTAGTACAAAGAAGAAACGAAAAGAAATAAATAATAAAGTAAGTATTTCTTTGGGTGGAAATGGAAAAATAAATCGTTGCTTAAATTGTAATAACCAAACACGAAAAGAAAAATTTTGTTCTTTGAAATGTAAAAAAGAATATGAATGGAAACAGTATTGTGAAGAAGTTAAAAAAAATAATAAATTTATAAATATAAAAAATAATGCTCAAATTCGAAAAGCAAAGAAATTTTTATTATTCATAAAAGGAAATAAATGTGAATTATGTGGGATTACTGAATGGAATGAAAAACCACTAACAATGATTATGGATCATATCGATGGTAATGGTGATAATTGGAATTTAAAAAATTTAAGATTGATTTGTCCAAATTGTGATCATCAATTACCAACATTTGGATCAAGAAATTATGGTAATGGAAACAAATTAAGAAGGGAAGCAGCAAGAAAAAATTATCATTATATTCAATCTTTAAAATAATGGAGCAGTCAACCGAAACTGGTATCGGCCCTGTCTTGAAAACAGGTCATTGGGTTAATAGCCTGGTGTGCGAGTTCGAATCCCGCCTGCTCCGCATTAAAAAAACCATATCAAGGGTATTTACAAAAAAATGTGTTAATGATAAAATGAACTAACTTAAAGGTTAGATCATGATATGCGAAAATTGTAAAAAAGAACATGATGGATCGTTTGGTGCAGGAATATTTTGTTCCAATGATTGCGCTGTCATTTTTCGAAACACAGAAATGAAAAATGAGTTAGATAAAGTAACATCAGACTCCAGATGGAGATACCGTCGAAATCAAAAATGGAAACGAATTGAATTTGTACGAACATTTAAAATAGAAAATACTGAATTGCTTTATCATCAAGCAGCAATAAAAGTACGTCAATCGTTCTGCCCATTATGTAATAATATATTAGAAATAAAAGATTTACATTATGTTATTGATCGTATTTTAAATCATATTACAAATCAAAAATATCCGTACTTTTGGCAAAATGATGTTATTGAAATGAAATGTAATGATTGTAATAAAACTTTTGAATATTATTGGGTAAATCCAAAACAAATGTATTTAATAGAAGATGAAAAATGGTGTTCATTGTGATATGTGAAAATTGTAAAAAGGAACACGATGGATCATTTGGTGCAGGAATATTTTGTTCTGAGGAGTGTGCAATCGATGATAGGAATAAGATATTGGAGAAGGAAAATAAGAATAAATTAAAAGTTTTATTTCATTACTATTATAATAAACCACGAGCAAAACAATTTCAAGAATATATAAATGAATTATCAATTGAAGAAAGAAATAAAATTGAGAGATGGAAATGAAAAAATTTATTTTTATTTATCAACCAGAAAATGATGGCGAAGTTTTAATTGAAAAATTGACTATTACTGAAATTACTGAAAAAGTAAATGAATTTCATTTACCATTAAATGCATATGCAGTAATTGATGGTAAAGTGTTAAAATCATTTAAAGATGAAAGAATAAAAATTTCTTTATAATGGCTCGGTGGTGTAATTTGGCAGCCACGCTTGACTTAGGATCAAGTGCCTTATGGCGTGAGAGTTCGAGTCTCTCCCGAGCTAATAAAAAAAAAATTTTTTCTAAATTTTTTTGTTTACAAGATAATATAATATTATTAGATTGAAACTTTAAGAAACAGTTTAAATGGTTATTGGTTCATTATGAAAAAGTATGGGTACATCGGTTGGTATAAACATGGAGGATTCATGTAATCAATGGATAGGTCCACTCATGCTTTTAAAGGCCTATTCATTGGAATAGGCCTTTTTTTATGCGGGCGTCGCCTAATGGCAGGGCACTGTCCTTCCAAGTCAGCTATTGTGGGTTCGAATCCCATCGCCCGCTCAGAGTGCAGCGGTAATTCAATGGTAGAATGCCACCTTGCCAAGGTGGAGGTTGTGAGTTCGAATCTCATTCGCTGCTCATAAGTACGCATTAGCTTCAAGTCGTGTAGTGGAATGAGATTAACTGCCACTATAAATAAAGAGTAAATCATCAATTGGGTTCATCGCCTAATGGTATGGCAACGCACTTTTAATGCGTTATAATGGACGGTTCGATTCCGCCTGAACCCAAAATTTTTAAACAAAATAATTTAAAGAACTTCGATATGAAATGTAAAAATTGTGGAGAAACAACAAAGAATAAAAAATTTTGTAGTTTATCATGTGCGGCAAAATATATACATAAATTAAAACAAGAAAAATATTTTGAAAATGTTTTAAAACATAAAGAGTTCGTTGAATTTCGTGGTAACACAGGAACTAATCCGGGAAGAAAGGTAAAAAATTATTTAATAAAATATTATGGTCATAAATGTGAAATATGTGGGAATACTGAATGGATGGGAAAACCGATTCCTTTAGTATTAGATCATATTGATGGGAATGCCGGGAATTGGAAATTAAATAATTTAAGATTAGTTTGCGGAAATTGTGATATGCAATTACCAACTTATAAAAGTAAAAATAGAGGAAACTCAACAAGAAAATTTAATGTGAGGTTATTAAAATAATTATTATGGGAAAAAATCCAACTGAAGCAAAGAAAAAAGGTGAAGGCGAAAAAGTACCCAAGAATATTCTCCATATAGTTCATTATGTAAAAGCAAATGGAAATATTGGAATGAAGAAATTTTTCAAAAAAGCTGAATAGAATTTACTATGGTGGAGTTCGTCCAACGGTTAGGACCCAGGACTGTGAATCCTGTTATGTGAGTTCGAATCTCATACTTCACCCAATGGGCGCGCTGCAGAGATGGCGATCTGCGGTGGACTGTAAATCCGTTGCCGTCGGCTTAGAAGGTTCGAATCCTTCCGCGCCCAATGTATAAGCAATGTAAATTGACTATTGGAAATCTTTTTACTTATCGATGGGTTATTGATAAGAAGGCTGTAAAGGGAAATAAGGTAATGGTCAAAGATATTTCATTTGATCCGGATAATGAAGGTGAATTAAGAGAATGGACGATTGATACAGTATGGCATTTGACTGATGATAAAAAATATTTATATCACACGGTGGATTAAATGAGAATATTATTTGTTGGCGACATTCATGGCCGTTTTGGTGATTTGAATGTCTTAATCAATAAACAACATCCAGATATTACTATTCAACTTGGTGATAATGCTTATTTTTGGATGAATGAACAAGCGACTGGTAAAATAAAACCTGGAAATTCAAAGGTATATTTACTTCCAGGCAATCACGAAGATTGGTTTCAAATAGAAGGGAAGATTGGAAGACTCGGAAGAGATCCAATTGAGGTAGAAAAAAATCTTTTTTACTGTCCAATTGGATCAGTGTTGAAGCTTGATGATATTCGTATTATGTTTATTGGCGGTGCTGATTCAATTGATAAGAAAGCACGTCATATTGGAGTGACGTGGTTTCCACAAGAGATATTAACACAAAAGGATGTTGATTTTTGTACTGAATATCCTTTTAAGATTGATATGATATGCAGTCATACATGCCCATGGGTTTTTAATGTTTTTAATGCATTAGGAATTTATGAGAAGGCATATGATCCAACGAGTCGTTATTTAGATTTGGTATTTAATGCACTACATCCATCATTTTGGGCATTTGGTCATTGGCATGATTACATTACTGGAGAATATAAAAGATGTCATTGGCATGGATTAAGTCATGCAGTTAATACTAAATGGTGGATGGTTTTAGATGATAAAAAATAAAATGTAGCAAATTTTTCGAACCTCTACTAATATAATTAAATGTAGAGGTTCGAATTATGAAATGTGAATATTGTAATAATGATCATGATGGATCATATGGGTCAGGAAGATTTTGTTCTAAAAAATGTGCGAAGGGATTTAGTACAAAAGAAAAACGGAATGGAATAAATAAAAAGGTAAGTATTAAATTAAAATATAAACAAATACCATGGAATGCTGGTAAAAAAATAAAACCACGTGAAAAAGTTATTTGTAAAACATGTGGTAAATCATTTGAAAAAATAATTGGGAAAAATAAAAAATATTGTTCAACTCTTTGTGGAATTCATGCTAAAAGACCTGGTAATGGTGGATTAAGAGATGGTGGTGGACATGCAAAAGTTTTTTTATATAAGAGTGAAATTGCTGGTCAGATGAAGCTTAATAAAGAGGAAATTGAAATAGCAAAAATTTTTGATAAATTAAAAATTCAATGGATAAGAAATAAAATCGGATTTAATTATATAGCATTAAATGGGGAACAACGGAAATATTATCCTGATTTTTATTTGCCACAATATAATTTATATATTGAATATAAAGGTTGGATTACATATGAAATGCATTACAAAATGGAACAAGCTAAAAAATTAAATAATATAAATTTACTAATAATTTATAGTAATGATAAACGATATAAAAACTTAGGATTAAATCTAAGACAATTAAAAAATGAACCAACTTTATTATTAAAAAATTTATAGGGATATAGTTTAATTGGTAAAATATCGATCTCCAAAATCGAAAGATGTGGGTCCGAATCCTACTATCCCTGATGGAGATAATATGAGAGAGAGAAAATACAAAAAACTCATTGATTGCAAAAAGTGCCAGCACTTTATTGAAATGAAAAATTTTCAAGGGGAACATGTAATATGCGGGCGTGTTCCAGGAGTTCGTGCTGTTGTACTTGTGGCACCAGCTAACCATCTTCCTGGCATTAAAAATGGTGTACTTGCAATTTGTTGCAATGCATAATTTTTTCTAAACGTTTTTACATCCATTCGAATATAATCTACTATAAGACAGAAAAGTGTTGATCCGTAATGGGAGGCAACAATGCGACTTTGGAGTATTCATCCAAAATATTTGGATACTAAAGGCCTTACTGCTTGTTGGAGAGAAGGTCTTCTCGCTAAAAAGGTTCTTGAAGGTAAGACAAAGGGATATAAAAATCATTCCCAACTTATTCGCTTCAAGAATGATCAATATCCTCTTCACGCGATCAACACTTATCTGTATTATATTTGTAAAGAAGCAATTCAACGTCATTATAAATATGATTGGCATAAATATGATTTAAGTTATGTATGGGCTGATCAATCATATCAAATGATGGTAAACTACGATCAAGTGCAATATGAATTTCTTCATTTATTACGAAAACTCATGACACGTGATCGTGAACGTTATAATAAAATAAGGCATCTTAAATGGATTGAACCACATCCATTATTTAAAGTAGTTGCTGGTGAAATAGAATCATGGGAGAAGATAAAATGAATAAATATGCCGGTTGGGAAATTGAATCAACGATTAAAGCGCCTCCAATATTATGTAGAGGTAAAACTTCTGCACCAACTGATATTGATACAAAGATTTCCGTAAACACAAAAGGGAAAAGCAAACACGGAAAAAAGAATTTTATTTCTGAATATTTTAAAAGAAGGAAGATAGTATGAAAATAATTTTTACAAAGGGGATGCAGGCTTCTGGTAAGAGTACTTGGGCGAAGAATTTCATTGAACAAAATCCAAATTACAAACGTGTGTGTCGTGATGATCTTCGTCATATGGTAAGCAATTATACATTCAATAAAGAAAATGAGAAACTTATTACTCATATTGAACGCAGTGCTATTCAAGATATTTTAATGGCTGGGTATAATCTCGTCATTGATAAAATGAATTTGAATCAAAAAGATTTTGAAAATGATAAACAATTCATTATTGGTGGCTGCGATTTGTATAATGCTGGTGAAAAAGATGAGAACAAAAAACTTGTTCCAGAGTTCGAAGTAAAAGAATTCCCAGTCACATTGGAAGAAGCTGTAAAACGTGATTCCAAACGTGATTTTAAAATTGGGAAAGATGTTCTCATGAAAACATGGGAAAAATATAAGGATGAATTAAATGCAATGCTTGCAAAAGTAAATACAGTAAAAATTCCTTATGATCCAAACCTTAAGAATTGCGTTGTGTGTGATGTTGATGGCACATTAGCAATCAGAGGGCCGCGCAATCCTTATGACTTTAAACGAATCATGGAAGATGAATTAAATAAACCAGTGGCTGATCTTCTTGCAATGCTTCACAATAATAATGTTGTTTTTATTGTTTCTGGTCGTGATGATAATTGCATGGATGATACGATTGGTTGGCTCGCTAAACACGGAATTGCTTTTAATTATATTCTTATGCGAAAGACAGGAGATCGTCGCAAAGATTCAATTGTTAAACGCGAACTCTTTGAAGCTCATATCAAAGGGAAATTTAATTGTATTTACTGGATTGATGATCGCCGCCAAGTAATCGATATGGTTCGTGATGAACTTGGATTAACATGTCTTGATGTTGCTGGACATGAATTTTAGGAGGAATAATGAAAGTGATAATTGCAATTGTGTTAGGATTTTTAATGGCGTTAGGTGTTACTGCTATTGATGCAGCAGTAATTACAACCGTATGGAATTGGTTTCTTGTTCCATCAATAATTCCTGTAAAAATGACATGGCTTGCGGCAATGGGGCTCTCATGTGTTTTTAATTTATTATGTCCTCATCAGTCATTCAAATTTGATCCAAATGATTCACGTTGGGGAGATTTATTGATGGCCATTGCACGTCCGATTTTTATATTGATTTTTGCTGCTGTTGTAAAACTTCTTTTCATGTAGGAGTTAATTATGTCAGTATGGCAAGAAAATGCAAATAAAAACTTATTAGCAAAAAGCGTTGAAAAAAATGATTTTAAAATTGCTAAGTTAGAATGGCTTTTTAATGGAACATATATTGATTATGGATCGGATGATGAAATATGTCAATTATGTGAACACGAAAATCTTCGTTATCATTTTGGAATAACCAATATAAAAAATAAAAATGAATTATTGGTTGGTTCAAGTTGTATAGATTTATTTGATATTGGGATAGTACATAATGGAGAGATAATTCATGGAGATCTACGTAATAAACAAATTGAAAAAATGA